TGAATAATATTGGCAACATTCAATGTGCCCGTAATTGTACCGCCTGTAGTCTGTACTGATGAATTGGCCGCATTAAAGGCTGCTTGTGCCAAAACATTGGCAGAATTGGCTTTGTTGAATGCAGCTTGAGCTAAAGCACCACCAGAAGAAGCATTTGCATAATCAAAAGCCGCTTGTGCCAGAACATTGGCCGCATTGGCTTTGTCGAAAGCATTTTGACCAATTGGTTCTGATGTAAGAACTATTTGACCATTTGAATATACAGTAGTAGCATATAAATTACCTTGTACTCCTACACCACCTGTGACTAGTAAAGCACCAGTAGTATTTGAGGATGATGGTGTACTGGATGTAATAATTGCATTGAGTACATTTAATGTGTTTGCACTTACTGTATTGGCACCACTAATACCACCACCAACTTTATTAATCACTACACCATTAGTGATAATGTTTGTTGCGGCTACATTATTTGTTACAGTTAAATTATTAGATACAGTTAAATTGCCAGCAGTAACAATACTTGCTGTGTTTTGTAATGCTGTATTTGCAATTGAATTAGCTACGTTTGCTTGTATGCCAGCAGATAAAGCAATACTAAGCGCAGAGTTTGCCTGATTGTAAGATGCTTGAGCAAAACCAAAAGCGCCGATTGCTTGTAGTTGTGCCGTATTGGCTGCGTTATATGCTGCAGGTACAAATGTGTTTAATAGATAACTAATATTTGAATTGGCTGCAACAACACCTGCTTGAGCAATTGCTATATTAGCATTGGCTGCTGTTAGTCCAGCCAAAGCAATTGCTATGTTGGCATTTTGTGCCGTATTAATAGCAGTTAATACTACTGTATTGGCGCCAGCCGTATTTGCTTGGTTGTAAGCCGCTTGTGCCAATACATTAGCTGAGTTGGCTTTATCAAAAGCACCTTGTACATAAGCTGAAGAACCTGCCGCATTGGCAGCATTGTAAGCCGCTTGTGCCAAAACATTGGCTGAGTTAGCAAAGTTGTAGGCCGCTTGTGTAAATCCACCTAACTCAATATTATTAACGACAGCAGTTTTACCAACCAGATTTGCTCTAACCAAATCAGCATTTAGCTTTGCTGTTCTAAACGATGGGTCTGTGATATTAAGTTGGTTATTTGCACCAAGTTCTGGTATATAATCTTTAAACAAAAACCATTCTTTTGTACCAAAATCACGAACAAAACCGACATGAGCATTAACACCGTCATTATAATGTGAAACGAAACCTATATCTTTTAAGTCAGTAAAGTAATTTCCTGTTCCCAAAAGAATCAATGGATCGGAAACTTGGAATGTCTGAGTATTTGTAGTAATTAAATTACCTTGAACTGTCAAACTTCCAGTAACAACTAAATTATTATTGTTGATGATGTTGACATCACCATTAATATTACCACCAGAAGAACTAAATTTAGTATTGGAATTATCGTATGCTGCTTGAGCAAGTACATTGGCTGAGTTGGCTTTATTGAAAGCCGCTTGGGTGTATGCTGCATCAGCTGCCGTATTTGCTTGGTTATAGGCCGCTTGAGCTAATACATTGGCTGCATTGGCTTTATCAAAAGCACCTTGACTGAAACCAGTTAAGAAACTAATATTGGCATTGGCTGCTTGAACACCAGCTAAAGCAATAGATATATTGGCATTTTGTGCCACATCTACAGCAGCCAAAACTATTGTATTGGCAGACGCATTATTTGCTTGATTATAAGCCGCTTGTGCCAGTACATTGGCTGAGTTGGCTTTATCAAATATTTGTTGAGTATTACCAGCTACTAATGTATTGGCAGATATCCATTGACGACCACCAGGATAATTAGAGTTATAACTTAATATATCTCCGGTATTGGCTGCGCCTAGATTTGGTTCTGCTGAACTTAAATCTAAAAATTGATATCGGTCTGATGTAACATTAGCAGAGTTACTTGTGGGTACACGACCGCTAACCAGTCTGGATCTATTGGTCATATTTTATTATTGATTTGCTGTTTCTAGATATGACAAAATTAATTGTCCTGAATTATTTGTGCTACAACTGGCTGAAAGTGAATCTCCAGTTTGTAATATTAATTTTCCTGTTAACAAAGTACCCGCATCATTAATTGGTATAATGGTGTTTTTAATAATTGATGTTGTATTCGGACCTCTAAGAAAATTTGCTGACGCTGTAATTGAACTTGTAGCATTAATATTTGATACTTGAGCCAATAGAACCACGGTTGTTACACTAATTGGACAAGTGTATACAGTTTGTGGAGTGGTTGTTAAATCTAAAGTTGTTGTCTTAAACGTATTTAATGGAATGGCTGCCATTTTTTATCCTTCGAGCGCTAAAATATAAGGTGTCATTTCTGCAAATAAACTTTTTGTAAATGTTCTACCAGCAATAGTTGCTGTAGATTGATTAAGTACTAAGTCGCCTACAATAAAATTACCAGATTCATCTGTTGCTGTGGCGTAAACAGCACCTTCTGCAATTACAATAATTTGATTTGCTGAATTTGCAACACCACCTAATCTTGGTAGTGCATTAATTGTTGTTCCGGCACCAACAAATTCAAAAGTTTGTGCTGATGCTCTTAATTGACTTTGTTGGTAAAAACTAAGTTGTGTACCGTTAGCAAATACTGATGTATTACTTAGTGCAAATGTAACCGTACTATTTCCGTTTGCACCTAATGGAGTTGCAGAACTAACGGTATAATATGTGCTCGGATCATCACCAGCAATTTTCATAACCATGGTAGAAAAAGGAACTGTTGATGTTACAAAATCTGTATTTGCAACTATATTTTTAATATCTAAAGTATTATTATTGGCAGCTTGAATACCGTCCAATACCGCAGTCATGGCAAGAGCACCTTTGCCATTAGCAACAAGACCACGATTACCAAAGTTTACGTTACAGTTACCCATTGAAGCCGAACCACCAGTTTCCGCTAAGAAAGAAGTGTCACAGAAGATACCATAGATAGAAACTAATTGTGAGTAACCATCATTTAAAATATGTACACCAGTACCATTATTATTTACTTGAGTATATTGTGCAGAAATCATACTCTTATTACCAGTAGCTCTTGATCCATCAATTTTTAATCCTGTTCCACCAAGAGTAGTAATAGAAGAACAATTATAAATGTATGGACTTCCAGTAATATAAGTTGTATATCTTGTATTGCTAGTAGCTGGTGAAGTTCTCAATGGAATAAAAAGATTGTAAGAAGAACTGCTATCAGGAAAATTAATAAAACTAGTGCTTAACGTAGCAATTTTTGTGTTGCCATCATAAGCAGTAATTGTTTTAGTTTGATTTGCTCCAGCACCTGCTGTGATGGTAATATTCATACTAGTATAATAATCATCATAAGAAGATGCAGATGCAGCCAATCGAACAGTAGTTGCAGTACCACTTTGTACTGTACCAGTTTCAACTATTGGAGCTGGAAATGAAATTGCCGAACCTGAGTAGTCAATAAATTTTACACCAGTTACATAACCATTGTTGTTCATCCAAAAAATATCTTTTGTTGAATCAATCGGCTTAATAATAGTATTTCTTTCTCCTGCACCACAAATCTGTACTTGTTGTGGAACAATAATAGGAGTAATTTCGGTGTATAAACCGCTATGAATAAAAACTGTATCTCCTGGTACTGCTGCAGCTACTGCTGCACGAATGGTTGCTTTTGATGCACCTGGAGTCGTACCATCGAACTGGTCATTACCTGTTGTTGAAACATAATAAGTTTTGCCAGCTGGCGTAGAAGAAATATCAACTACATGACCATTTTGTAACTGTAAAAATAAACGACCATCAGTTAAGTTTACTGCCAATTCACCAGGAGCCAAAGTATTGGCTGCTGGCATAGAAAATACCGTATTACTTCTTTTTAATTGTATAATTGAAGTATTTGCCATTAAAATGTACCTCCGTCAATCAATGCCAAACTTGCAACGATAGCATTTTCAGCAATAGCAATAACATTTGAAGTTACAAAGCTATTTGTATTAGCTTCATAAACAATTGCAAAACCTTGGCCTGCACCTGCTAGACTTAAATCAGTAGCGCTCTTTAAAGTTCTACTTCCGTAGGTGATAGAGGTTGCTCTTGGATTTGTAGGAGTTCCTACTGTGACTTTTATATTACCAAGTGCCATTATTACCTCGTAACTGATGGAGATACATCAACAACACCTTCTAAGATTCTGGTGGCATCACCAGAAGGTGTCTTAATGATTGTATCGTAAACATAACGTCCGGCTGCTATGTTGGCTGTTGTAGGAGTACTCATGGACAATGAAACTGTGCCTGTATTGGCATTAACAATTGCAAGAAATGCTGCTGTAGCATTGGATGAATAATAAGACTTACGAATTTGACTATTTGCTGTATATCCAGTCAAGTCATAGATATCACCATAGACATCATCTAAGGTAATTGTGGTACTGAATGAGGTTCCTTGTTCTATGTAGAGATTTTGATAGGCAGCTGGCATTTAAAATTCCTGAAGTCATTATTCTTATTGGATATTTATGTCAATACCTACCTCACCTTAAAAGTAAATTCGCTTTTCCAACTCTAGGATAGCGTCCGGAGAATTCTGGGGCCGGAACGCAAAAATTCGAATTTTTATTTTTTAAGACTATTTACTTCGGCCTTGAGTTCTTTTATCGCCTCAATCAAAAGTGGTATAATTCTTTCATAATGAATTGTCAAATACTTCTCATCAATTGGAGCAGGTACGACCACCTCAGGCAATACTGCTTGTACCTCTTGTGCGGAAAGGCCAACTTCTGATTTAACATCATAACCTAACGCTTGTGCGGTTTCGTTAGCTTCATAATGAAACCCATTCAAACTCATTACTTTATCTAGAGCACCTTCAATATTACCTAAACGAGTTTTTAGTCTGTCGTCTGAGTAGTATGCGGTAATGTTATTAACTGCACGAATTTCGCCAGCCGTACCTGAACCTGCTGTGCCAACTCCAAGAGAATTAATTTGAAAATTTGCACCAGTACCAATATTTTGTGGAGTAGATAATAATATGTTTCCTGTACTATTATTTGCAATAACTTGGTTAGCGGTTCCAGTAATTGTTCCAACAATTGCGCCACCTGCAATTTGACTACCTGTTATTGAACCTGGAGCAATTTGACTACCTGTTATAAACCCAAGAATTTTAGTATTTGCAATTCCAGTAATCCAAGTTGGATCGGAATAGTATAAATTGCTGTAAATACCATTAGTTACAGTATTTGCGTTACCTGAGGTTCCCGTAACACTAATATTCCATTGGCCAGTATTATAATTATAGGCGGTAGCACCACCAACAATTAAACTACCATTAAAGGCTGTAGTTCCTAAAAACGATGCACCATTTGAAACAGATAGAGTATTTAAAGAAGTTGCACCACCTACTGTGAAATTTGTTCCTACTGTGGCACTATTGGCTACAGCAAGTCCAGTATTTCCATTTGCAAACATGGTATTTGAGAATACGGAAGAACCAGTTACAGTTAATGAAGTTCCTGTATTTGAAAATGTGCCTTGTCCAGCGGTTAATCCGTTTTGAACTGTTACAAAAGATCCTGAGCCGACAACTTGAAGTCCACCGCCAATAATTGCATTATTTGCAACAGATAAACCTAATGATGGATCATTGAAATAATATGTACCGGCCGCTTTTGTAAAACTATTAGTTGAAGCTTGATTGTTTTGATTAATCAAGAAATTTGTTGCAACCACCCAATCGCCAAAGGTATTGGCATAACTAAGTGTTGGAATTGTATTAGCTGCCATTTGACTTTTCCATTAATTTTAAAATTAATTGTTTGATTTCTTGCATATCACCTTTAAGTTCAGAAATATCTGATTTCATACTATTTATTTCGTTTTTTTGACTTTCCAAAAGCTTTCTTTTTTTCATATATTCGTTTAAACCATTTTGGTCTTGATTAATTAAAGCCATTGTTGTTGTATCACGAACTAAACTGGTGCCTGGTATTTGAACTATCATATTAGAATGTTGTGTTTACGTTAGATGGTAAAGCAAGAGCTCGCATATCTGTTACATATGGAACAAAAGTATTATCGGTTGTTGTTAAAACAATTTTAATTGCAAACTGACTAAATGTTGTGTATGTTTGGCCAGTTGTTGAACTTACATAACTTACATAACCTACATCAACACCTGCTGTTCCAGGAGCAAAAGCATATTCATAAGTATCTGTTCTAGTTAATGAAAATTGTGTATTGCTGTTATTAATTTTTGTCATTAACTGCCAAGAACTATTATTAAGGCCTTGAGTATCATTACGATTTAATATTTTGTAATAAACATTAATATCGGTATTTGGTGGCCTGTAAGCAGTTAAGTATACATTAATATCACCAGAATCGTTACCTTGTGCCAATTGAATTGGTCTTGTTACATATTTAGCAAGAGCAGGACCACCAACTTGAGAAGTTTCACCAATTACGTTGGCGGAAGCACCAGTACCTGGAGTGGTATTGGCGTCAGTAATTGTAATTGTTGGTGTTTCCAAATAACCTGAACCACCGTTGGTGATATAGATTGATTTAATAACTCCATTCTCTACGTTAGCTTCAGCAATTGCAGGAGAACCACCAACTCCTGTTGGAGCAGATATTGTTACAGAAAGGTTTGCGTTATTACTGTAACCTGTTCCACCAGAGGCCAATTGAATTAAATTGTTTGATATTGAGCAATTATTGATGTTCCAATTAATTGCATAAGCACTTAAACCAGCATCAGAAATTACTGGACTAACAAAAGAATCAGTAGAGGATAGTGTTGCATTTAATATAAATGAGTTATTCGAATATGGTAAAATTACTCGTTCTCCATTACCGTCATCCAAATAAATGTCATCTGCCGTTGCAGTACCGTATTTTCCAGGTGTAATATTTTTGTTACCAGCACTTGAACCGCTTGCTAAAGTAGCAACATAATTATATGAAATTTGTGTTGTCGTAGGAGTAAAATCGGTTGTTGTAATATTAAATGCATCAACATAAGTTGTGGAATTTGAAATTGAATTCAAAGTATTTGAAACGGTGTTTGCATTTGTATAATAATCAACCGATTGTTCAATTAATTCTCTTTGTGGAGATAATCTTGGTATCACATAAGGAATTTGTGGTGTTGCACTTGTTGTAAATATACATTGGTCTGCAACCATCATTAAAGCTTGGTTTTGGTCAACGCTCCATGTTTGAGAATTTTGAGATATGAACAAACCACCAACATAAGGTGCACCGCCAATTTTAGTAACAACAGAAGGTGTATTATCAGTTGGTAAATTCTTGGCAGAAGAACCTATAGCAGTATCTCCGTTAGCAGCAGTCCATACTGTGTATTGGTTACTGTCCGTCTTTACAATAAACGCATACAATACATCAGATTGAATATAAACTGGTACAGAAAATTGGAATACCGTTGCAGTTGTGCCATCTAAGTACTGTGGAGTTTCAGAAGTATTCACCATATCTGGTGTCAGACTAACAATAGAGTGATCCAAAATGTCGCCATTAGGATAACCGTTTAAAGTACCAACAATATACAATGATACAGGAATATTTTCTGTGGTAGGTTTAGACCTAAAGAACAATTTAATGGAATTTAAGAAGAAACCATTTGGATAATTTCTCTTAGATACAATAAATGATTGTGCAACTGGATCCCAAGGACTTATAGATGTTGAAACCGATGTTAATTGTTGTTGTGATGTTTGAGTAAATGTACCTTTGGCACCTGCAGGAGAAGCACCAAAATCTACACGTTGTTGAGTTGTTTGTAAACCCTCAGCATAGTAGGTCGCTTCAGCATATGTTGTTGCGGAAGTTTGGTTGCCTCCAGTACTATTGTCTACTCGTAATACTCTTTCGCCAGTACGGAAAGTACTGTCTGGTAAATTAAAGATACCATAGAAAGATCCGGTTTCATCAGTTGAAATGCTTCCAATCGAATAAATGTCGCCATTAGCACTAGTAATAGAAGAAGCCAACACAGCAACTTGGTTTGCACCATAATAATTAGAAATTGTTGCAGATTGATTTTTACCTGTACCAGCACAAATGTAAATTGTGTTGCCGGTATAGTAACCATCTGTTGTTGCGGCCAATTTAGACAATTGAATTGATGTTGTCGTGTTGGCGTTTAAGATTCTACCGCCAAAATGTTTGGTTGAGGCTATTGTACCTGATGCTGTATTACCTTGGTAAATTCCGTTTACGTCAAAAAAACCATTTACTAAAGATAAAGAATTATTATATGTAATAGAAGAAGGATCAGCCGCAACATATAGTCTTGTGTTACTTGTATTGGCATAATTGTATACCCCAACAACTCTTGCGGTTGGAGTGAATATACCACTTAAATAATAACCTAATACATCGTCTTGTTTAAATGCACCAACAACATTTGTTAATTCAATAATATTTGGTTTACGAATATAATTTATAATACTTGTGTTATCAAAATATGCCGTAATTGGAGAATTTGTCAATAAGCTTCCAGCACGAACAACAACTTGTTGTGGCCTAATATATGGCAAAACAGAAATGTCAGTAATATATCCGTTATTTAATGCATATGTACTACCAATTCTATCATACGGACCAAGAATGTCTGATTTTGCTTGTTGCAAAGTCGTCACACTTGATGTAGTTGAAAAACCAACCCGACCAAACGGACTTGGATTGATTCCATGGCCTTCGGTAAAAGTTGTTGCACTAGTTGTTGTTCCTGAAATTGTTTTCCAGTCACCAGAAGATAACACGCTAATATTTTCGCTAGCTTGAAACACTTGTAAATCTGGATTGGTAATTAATAATGCTGGAGAATAGGTTGCTGAAGAAGGCAATCCCATGTTGTAAGCTAAAGCTGAAGATTTTAATGGATAATTTTTAACACTTTGTGATGCCGTCATTCTTCTTTCACGGCGATTAATGGTAGCAGAATAATCCTGACTTAAAGTATCGGCAGTTGCGTAACTAGAGAAGTCATCAACAATAATACCGTTCTTAAATCGATTTAATCCATAAGCATCAGAAATTTGCTGAGAAGTTGCAGTTTGTTCTAATTGGCTTAAAGATGTGTAATATTCAACATTATTAATGCGATTTTCCAAACCAGCAATATCTTGCATTGTATATCGTTGGTGTTTAACTTTTTCGATGGATAAATTTGGCATAAATCCAGAAGGTGCTTCTGTTGGCAAATAACCAGTATATGGATCCAAAGATAAATTTGCTATTACAAGTGAACCATCAGGCTGAGCAGGATATAAAGGAGTTAAAGATGAAGTTCCTTCAATAATTTTAAAACTCTTATCTTTTGTTAAAACTAATTTATCTTTTCTACCCAAATAATAATTATAATAACCTGTAAAAGTAGACATATCATACGGCAAAAATACTCCATACTTTGTTGTATCACCAGTATTTGAATAGCGGAAAGTAAATAAAGTTTGAGCATTCAATCTTGCTGGTCTAAAATCCAAACTATCTCTAAGTGCATATACTATACCGGCTTTACTAGTATATTGTGGAATTTGTTGATAAACTTCATTCAAATAAGATTGTACACTAAAATAACCATCTCCACCAGTATGTTGATAGTAGTTCAAAACAACTAGCATATTACCAGAAGGTTTAGGGTATCCAGGTTTTAATGTAATTGAAGCGTGGTCATAGAATCCATCTCTTTGACCGTTATCAAAATTAAATCTACTAGTTATATCATATGAAGAACCTGCAATCAACATAGAAGCAGTTGGTAAAGTACCTACGCTGCCAGTATCAATAACACGAACAATATTTTTAACATCTGATAAATATAAACTTTGTGAAATTCCTGGATTTACTATTCCGGCATTTTGTATATAAACTTGACCTTTTGATGTTGTGGCCGTATTATCAACAAATGTATATGTTGCTACTTGAGTATTACTAGAATTAATAACAGATGTGTTTCCTGCTATTAATGTTTTATTTCGTAACAAGTGAGCGGTATTGTCAGCATTGACTGCATAGACAGTAGCAAGAATAGTTGCTGTAAATGTACCACCGACATCTGATGCTTGTAGTGTTGCAGTTGAAGCGTCTGCACTTAAAACTACTGTTCTTCCTGCTGTTGTCCAAGGAACAATTTCTCCTACATTTAATGTACAACCTCCACCAATAGCAGTAACAACAATAACAAAATTTTGTCTAACTAAAGAAGATGAGAGTGTTGATCCACCAGTACCAATGTGACGAATAACATTTGAATAGTCGCCAGTATACTGTAACGCTGTTGAAACCGTAGAACCAACACCAGTAGAAGTGAAACCAACATTTCTCCACAACTGTTGGGTGGTATATGTTGTGCTTGTTAAGTTGGCAACATAAGGACTTCCAACAGGGAAAATTAATTCTGGATATGTTGGATTTTGTAATGTTGTTAATCCTGATGGAACACCATTTGCTTTGCTTGATTCGTCAATAATAGCAGTAGAATATATTTGTGCGGGGAAGGACGATTTATTTGCAAACACCACGGTATTTGCATATTTAATATCAAAATTTAATGTATATTGTGATGTTGTGTCGGGAGTTGTAGTCCAATTTTGATTAATTGTTGCAACTTTTGATACGCCGTTATAAGCAACAATTGTTCGGCTATCACCAGCATTTCTACCATTAAAAATGCTAATGGTCATACCTGGATAGGCAGTATTTGATGTGGAAAAATAAGATGGAAAAGTTACAGTATTAGGTGTTGCAGTTGTTACATTAGCACTAATACTATTTGCTTGTAAACTGTCAACATATAAACGATACACATAAGAATTTGCATCTGTGCCATTAACCTTGTCAAATTCTAATCCACGAATATATCCTGTTGCAACAACAGTTGAAGAATAAGAACTAGAAGTTGCAACACTTACATTTGCAACAGACACACAATGAAAATCTACGTTTGAATATGTGGTTGTATCAAAGAATTGTCCGTTTGCACCACGAACTGTATCAACATAAAAATAATTACCATAAGACATATATGTTGGATTATTATTTTGTGCTACGGTGGTTCTGGAACGCATTGTTGTTAAATCAATAGGTGCTTGATTTTCAATACGATAACCGTGAACATAAGCAATACCTTTACCAACACTCATAATATAACTATTATTTGAAGCGTCTGCGGTGTTTGCTTTTGGAGTTAATTTAAAATCATTAACAATATAATCACCATTGGTCTCATAATCACGCTTTGCAAAATAATCATCAATAACATTATAAACTGTTCCGTTTACAATTGTTTGCACCTCACCATTAATTACACGAATCAATTCAATGAATGAATCATCGTTACCTAATAATAATGGCCTTGTTTCTAATACTAAATCAATTTTATAACGGTCTGCACCAGGCGCTTGATAATTCGAAGCACCAATAGCCGGATCTAACAAAGAAGAATCATTTAAATAAGTTGTAATTGATTCTACAATGTCTAAACCAACTCTTAAATTTGGAATACTATCATATTTGTTTAAAATAACAGATTGTGGATTAACCTGTACAAAAGTGCCTTTAGTAATTACTTCACCCGATGGTGCGGTATAATTGGAAGAAATATAAAAAACACCCTGAGAAACAGAAGCAACAGAACTTGAACCGGTAGAAGCAGAAGTGATAGCTTGACAAATTGGTTGCAAAGTTGTTGCATCATATACTATGTCACCATTAGTAAATTGTACGCCAGATGTATAGGTTAGAATTATTGTAGGAGGATCTCCGCCAGCACCTGACCCGCTGGCAGAAGCTGCAGCAATAATACGAGCTTTAACAGTACCAGTAATATCTTGAACTGATTTTCCAACAAAAGTTATTGGACTGATAGTTACATTATTAAAAGTTGTTTGTAATTTAACATAAAAACAATTTAAATTGGTGGTTATCTGGCCGCCAGTAATAGGAGTATTTTGCTTAAAAATATTGTCAGCAAAATTAGAAATTTGATTTTGAAGAATAGATTGAGTTTGTGTTAATTCACGAGCTTGAACGGCAAAGCCAGGCTTAAAAAGAATACGATGGTAATTCTTTGCAGGATCAAAATCATCATAATACGGATCAACGTTAAAATTTAAAGACATTTTATTCCTTTAGTATCCTAATACAAATCTAAATTGTTCTATTCCATCCGAACTTCTTTGAGTACCACTTCTGTTTTGTATTTGCGCCAAATAACCAGAAAATGGTACAAAGTTTGGAGTATTGTAAGTTAAAATAGTTCGAGCTGTTTGTGATGTGGTACCAAAAATTGGTAGATTAATACTTGGTGTTCCCGTTATATTTATCAGCATAACCACATTGGTTATAGAATCCAAACTTAACATAGTTGCACTAAATGTTGGATTTGTTTCACTACCTTGATACACAGTTTCACCACTTACAAATGCACCAAAGCCTGTTGATACAACTAAATCGGTGCTAGTAGAGTAAATTTGTCCGTTAGCAGGATAAGGGTAGCTTTGCAAAGATGTCGGATTAATTAAAATCCCACTTTGATAATAGGTTACATCGGTTGGAATGTTTCCATCTTCTGAACCATCAAATTCGGCAGTAATCATTGCAGCCTTGACACCCAATTCAGCTATGGGATCAAATCCGTGGCCACCAATTGGACTTACTTGCGCCTCGGCCGTTGCACCAGAACCAATAGCTGATGAAATGGTCACTGTCGCATAACTATAATTTGTTCCTGCGTTTAGTACAACTATGTCAGTAATTGATCCGGCCACATTTGCTAACGCCAATCCTTGAGCGCCTGTACCATCACCAGTAATAGTTACTGTAATTGCACCGTTTGCTGTATCATATCCAGAACCGCCGTTGGTAACATTAATTACTTCTATGTCACCAGAACCTGCTGCATTTTGAATTGGGTTTGGTGTGTTTTGTCCTACTGGCACAGGTATCCAAGTTGCATCCATAAATGTTTTTTTAATACCAACATCGATGGTGTACATATATTTCCATTTGTAACCATCACATTAAAACCATTTTGATCCACTTGAAACATATCAATATCATCTTTGTAATAATTATATGTTGTGCCGGATAACCAATCATGTCTTTCTATTACTGGCGAAATATTATTTTGATTAACTATTTTTGCAACAAACATATTTCTAAAAACTTGTTTAATATATTGTTGAGTTTGTAGTGGTGTATCAGGATTTAAATCATTTGCCCATGGTTCAATACGAGAAAGAAAAACGTAAATTGAACTAATTGGCAAACCAGTAACAGGTAATACCGCAGTGGGTGAATAGTAAGTTTGCTCTACCTGAGAAACTCTTGCATTGTAAGTTAATATATTTTTATATGCCATAATTTATTTATGCGTGTGTAATAGCTACAAAAGTATTTGCTAATGTTCCATCCATACACCAGTATTTTACAAAAATACTTGATGTTGCTGGAATACTATATGTTGTTGAATTAATGGTTGAATTAATTGCAGAACATCCGTGAGTAAATGTTTGTCCATTGCCAGCAGTATTAGTAATCCAAGCCTCAACTACTTTACCTGCAACAAAACTTGATAGCGTTACAACCAAACCGGCTGAAGTCTGAGCACGAACAACTGAGTTATTTGCAAAGTCAATTGTAATTGCTGTTTGTGAACTTGGGTAAATATTTGGTGTATAAATGAATCCTTTTGTTGGTGCCACAGTACCGGTGAATGATACAGAATCACCATTAAATGAAGCAATTTCATTAACAACATTTGAACCCGTTGGTGTATTCCAGAATCTTATTCTAGAACCACGATTTGTGTCAGAACGATTTTCAGTAGCCACAAAATCAATTCTTGCATCACCAAATGGTGCATATCCTGTATCACCATAAGAGTTACCAGCAATACGCAACAGAATATCATTGTTCTGTGTTGCTGTTGGTGCACCTACTGTACCTCTGGCAGTTCTACCAGCAATAAGAGAATATGCTGTATTTGATGTACCAACAGAATCAATCAACACCCTAGCAGGAACGTTTGATTTGCCAGTCAATTGCATTAGTGTGCCGGCTTGTGTTGGTGTTTGTGAACTTCCTGATGCTGTGATTCTAAAGGCAGCTTCTGTTGATGAGAAGTTTGAATTGGCTAGAACAGCGGTGCCATTGACTGCTAAGTTATTTGAAATATTTAAAGTGCCACCAAAAGTACCTGTGGTATTGGCTAATGCGTTATTGGCCACTACGGCAGTAGTATTAGCAACAATACCAGCAACGTTAGCTTGGTTTTGAGCAGTTTGAATTCGAGTATTTTGAGTTGTTTGTACGCCAAGCGCATACTGTGATAAAGTTGTTGCCGTTTGAATATTGTCGTTTTGAGTTAAATTGACAGCATTTA